GCTGTAATCTTTGATCCATTCTCCAACTCGATGAAACCTTTATTCCATGTGATGACACCTTGTTGCAACCACATAGGTAAATTTTCATAGGCTAATTGGAGTTTGCCAAGAATATCTCGTGCTGTATTACCTTTGTTAGCGAGAATGGCTACGTTCTGTGAATCTTGAAATAGAATAGTCCAAAGAAGATAAGATACTGTCGTTGTAGTTTTACCGACTTGTCGTGGACATTTTGTAATAACAAATCGATTTTGATGAAATGTTTGAATCATGTCCTTTTGAAAATCATACATTTTAAAAGGAACAAGACCATCATCTAGTGTGATGATTTTAATATACTTTGCAAAATAGATTGGATCACGAGAGCATCGGATGTATTCATCAATCTGTTCTTGCGTATATGATAATTGAATTCCTGCTCTCTTGAGCAAGGGATTGTCACGATAACTGATAGAACTCATTCTTTACCTTTCAACAACTTAGAAAGTTCACTCGTACTTCCCACAAATATTGCTTTATCGATATTGGTGTTGTTGACCTCTTTCTTACCATTCATGTCACGCATCTGTTTTTGAATGCTCAATAGTTCTTTATTGGCATCTACCATATTTTTTAATAATGTTCCGTAAACTTCAAATGCTCGTGGGTGTTCAGATTCTCTTGCTATTCTGAGAATATCTTCCATGGCTTCTTTGCCTTGGTCTATGATATCTTGAAGATTTTCACGAGACTGTTGATAGTCATCCGTCAAATCATCTTCGATATTGACAGGTAGTGATGGTTTATGTTGAACTATTTCAGTTTTAGATTCTTTTGGTACTTCAGGAGGTGATTCGATACCAAAGATTTCATCCATATTCTTTTCAAATTTAGACATGATTAATTTATGTAAACTCATTTATACTTATTAAGTATATATAATTATTGGTTAAACTGGTACATTGTAAATATTTAATAATGACAAGACCATAATCTTCTTGAATTGATGGTGACATATTATTACTAATTGTACCATAGTCTATAATGGTATTACTTGATTGATATACAAATCCATCATTAATTTTAGGTATAGATTTTCCAGCAGTAACGTCAATTTCAACTAATTTCTTAGGTATAGATTTAAATAAAGAAAATGTATTTCCAGTATTTGGATTTGGTGCATATGGAAAACCTCGTGCGATAATATTGATAGAAACACCGCTGTTGGTTTCTGTTATATTTTCAATAATCATATTATGTTGAATATGATATAAAATAATAAGTTGCGTTTGATTTTAAACCAATAATCGGTAAGTTTGATACAAAATTACCAGTTATATCGTTTAAATGTAACATTGGAACATTATTAAAATAAACAACTCTTGCGGTCGCTGTTGCTGTTCCTGGAGAATATCCTTGATACACTAATTCTCCTTCTTGATATGTTCCTGTTCCACCTGAATCTAAATTAAATTTAACAACATCAGTTGATACTATATTTGTTAAAATATTAGTAATAGAATTTAAAATTAATCCAGTATCTGAAGTCTTACCAAATATGAAACCTTTTACCGTGAAGTTCAATGTCCATATAACTGACCTGGTATCATGATCTCTATCACCTTCATAATCCACTTCATATTGTGTTGAATTTAATACTATAGGTAATTCTTTAACTATTCCCATTTCTGGAATCAGATTAACTTTAATAGTATAGTCTGGTGTAAAGTAAGGTAAAATGTGTTCAATAATCTGAGTACCATCTTCAATATTTCTAACATACAAATATAATGAAAAATCAAAGTTATACGGTACTGGATTATATTGAGAGATAACTCCTTGTGGAGTTTGTGCAAATGCTTTTATATTTGTATTTTGCTTTCTAGAGGCATCGTAAGATATACCATTCATTTCATATGAAAATCTTGGTAATGTCATCATGACTTTTTTATCTAAATCTGGATCAGCTTGAATCCGCATCACATATCTTTCTTTAGATGCGTATGCAATAGGTACAATGACTCTTTCATATTCGGACAAATCTTCCGCATATCTGACCAATGTGATATTATCAAATAAGTCACCAAAAGCAACGATAATCTTTCTAATAACTCTATTATATTGTGTATTTGTCATTATATTTTACCAAAAGCATTTGTTTCAGATATATCTGTAATATTATTTGCTTGTGTGTTTATGTATAAATTATCATAAACGTCATGTCTGCTTTCATTTTCTAATGGATTAAAATTTAAAATATTATATCGAGCATTACTTGTAACACCAATTGCAATTGTATTATTTAAGAATTGTCCAGAAATATTTGTAATTAATAATGAATTTGAACTTGGAACCCAAAACTGAACAATAGCCATCGATGTTGCATTGTTTGAAGTTTCGTCTAAAGATTGATAAATGTATTCGGATGGCAAATATGTTCCGGTTCCAGAACCTGTATTTAAAGTGATGGAATATGAATCATCAGCAACTATACTATCAATATCTTGATTGCCAGTCTGTATCATTTCGTTGGAATATTTAAATTTCTCTAAAGATAGTTCATAAAAATAAGGAACATTTCTACCTAAAACAAAGAAATCTTTATTCTGATCTACAAACTTAATTTCATACAATTCACCAGTACCATTCATAAATGGAATATAAATCAAATCACCTTCAAGTGGTCTGGTATTTGTATTTTGAGGATATCTTTCTGAGAATGTTCTTTTAGATAGTATAACTTTAACTTGATTTCGTATTTCTAATCCAAACTTAGAGAAAAACTCTTGCTCACCCATATAATCATCAGAGTTGCTTAAATACATTTCCATTTGAAAATAAGAATTAAATGATTTTAATGGATCTTCACCAAAAAGAATATCACGAGCAACAGCATTACTATTTGGAATATAGTACGCATCAAATCCTTGAATCTTGATAGACTCGCAAATTATATCTTCAACAATTCGTTGTTCGTTATATTTTGAGTTATAATTATTAAAGTAGTGTGATGTAGTAGGCATAATATTAATTCATGAAAAACTCTAAAACGCCACCGTAACTGTTCTCCATCTCTTTTTCTAGTCTCTCAATATCAGCGATTGCTTCTTGATATACTTGATCACCATTTAATGTGATTCCACCAGGTAACTTTATGCCACCAAACTTCTTCATGTTGTTTCCCCAATCTCGTTTGATGAGGGCCGTAGCATATTCTTTGAGGAAACGATCATCCCAAACCATATTATATACGTCTGGATTAATTAGAGCATAACATTGTGCAACAACTATAGTACCGGGAGGGGCTTCACTACTAGACCATGACCAGTCAATAAACAATTTCTGCATATGTCTATTATATCGGATAGGAACTTCACCTGTAAACATGATCTCCAAAGATCGGAGGTGTTGTTGGGTCAACGTATAATTGATATATGATGCAGATGTGAAGTCATATAATTCATTTAATCTTAACTGATATCTAAGATCAAACATATTGATAGTTGCCTGAGAGTCGGATATTGGAAATATTCTAGTTACGCCAACAATCTCTAATGCATTATTTTGTGAATCTTTAACATTACTTAAATCTAGATATCGGTTAGTACAATCTTGATCCGTTAACATGTGTATATAATAGACTTGCTGAGTGCCATCAAAATGATAGTCTGAGAAATATTGAACAGCATCATCAATACGCTGTTGCACTGTATCTGGATCCACGTTAATGTCGATAACAGGAAATCCTAATCTTCTTAAGCAATAATCTGTAAACTCTTGTCTATTTGTAATCGATGCCATAGTCTAATACCATTTTTCTATTTGTATTTAACTATTTATATATAAAAAAAAGAACTGTGTATTTCTACACAGTTCTAATTGATACCAACTACTTATATTATTATAATTAGAAACCTCTAGTTGGATGCGGTGCCGCTGATATAACCGGTAAAGCTGGTGTATTTGTTCCAGCAAATACCATTGATGATACACCATTCACAACTCTAGTATCATATCGTGCCATTGCTGATACACGGAAGTCTTGTAGATATCCACACCATCCTTGATTATAAGCCTGAGATGCTTCGCAACCAATTAGAAGATTTGGATTATGAGAACCATCTGCATAGATATCCCAATTCCAGTTACCAACTGGATATGAAGGAGTACCATACTGACCCATAAAACTTTCAGACATTTGACCAATCTCTTGACCATTGATGTATAATATAATGTTACCTTTTCTACGCATCATCACAACATGGTCAAACTTAGCACCACCAGTTACTGTTGATACTTGTATATTACTATTGACTGTTTGATATCTGTTACTATCACCGGCATTTGATTGTATCATTTGCCAGTTACCACTAGTATCTATACCAACACGGATCACATTATAAAAATGCCATAAAACAGATCCTGTTACAGTACCTGTATTTCCGGCAGAAAATGCCTTACCACCAGCTGCTGCATCTTGCCAACAAGCCCATCCTTCAATTGTCCAATCATAATATCTAAAATCTATCATTCTACCATAATAACCACCATAATATGCATTAATATAATCAATCTGGTATGGACTTGTCTGTTGAGGATTGCTAAAATATTTATTACTAAAATGCATACTACCATTACCAAATTTCTTATATGTGGTTGATACACCTACTCTATACCATTGAGAATTCATTTTAGTTGATCTGTCAATAAATGGACCTTCCCAATTCACTAAAGTAACAGTATTTGCATCATAAGTCCACGTTGATGATGGAATAGTGATGGTTGTATTAGAGTTATTATATCTAGCACTATTTGAGATTCTGCAACCGGAAGTATATATTTCACCTCTTAATCTCTGATAACTTCCTGGTCGGAAACCCGGAGTAAATGCAGTACTTGTTGCCACACGTTTTCCATTTACAAACAATGCCATATTATTAGCACTAGCTTGTGTAGGATCATAAACTACAGCAATATGATTCCAACTTCTTGACTGAAGAACTTGGTCATCACCATTATACAATAATTGTGTATTTACTGTATTATTCCAATCGTAAGTCCATAATTCAAATTGAACTGTGTTATATGTATTGGTATTAGTTCCGGCAACAACACTACCTTGATAACCTGTAATTATTCTAAATCCTTCTGCACCACCTCCATTTGCATTCCATAAAAATTGTCTAGGATTAGTTTTATTATTTTTCACATCAGCAGAATCTGGCCAAACGAAACACTCAATTGTCCAAGGTGATGACATTCTATGAATAAAACTAAGGTCTTGACGCTGGTTGTCACCAAAATCAGAATTATCAGTTTGATACCATCCAGATCCAAATGCATCACCAGCTAGGTATGCTGTATTTGAATGTTCTATACTTGAATATGGTGTGAAATTAGATACCAGAACATCTGTTGCAGTCATATCATTAGCATCTCCACGAGGCCATGATACAAAATTTACACCAGAATTATCAACAATATTTGGTGAGTTTGCACATAGCAATACAGTATTTGCTACTGATTTTAGATTTGATGTTGGTAACTGAATATATTCTGGATTTAATTTATTAATAACATAGGCTCCTGATCCTTTTACCATCCGAATATCACTCAAAAATCCCCACCATCCTTGCGTATATTGTAAGTTAGGATAACTGTGATTTCCTATTGTTATGTAACCATTACCTGTGTTTATTGCATAAGGGTATAAGACTTCTTGATTTTTTCTACCATTAATATATAGTGCAAGAGCACCATTAGTTCTCTGAACACAAAAGTGTGTCCATTTACGGAAACCCATAGTAACATTAGATGCTGTTAACACAGGTTGACTACCAGCATTTCCTCCATTGGTATTTGTACCGTTAGCAAGAACATCTATTGATTGGTGAGCACCATTATATCTAATACACATTCCATTGTCTGTGAAACTATCTCTAAAGTCAATGATTCCTAACACTTCATTTGAAGCATACGTTCTATTTTGCCAATTAGGAGCTGCCCAAAATTCTACACTAAAATCACCTGTTCCAAAATCTAAACCACCACCAACAGTAGGTGTGGCTTTCATTCTATTTTGTCCGCCACTTGGAAACATCCAAGAATAACCAAATCTAGATATTGGATTCTGTTGAAGAGGCATGTTTGTACCACCAGATGAATCAAACAATGCCATTTTTGAGAAACCACGATCTGTCCAAGAACCATATGTTTGTGTAGCAGGATTATTACCTTGAGCACATATCAAATATGTTGTATTTGCATCAACTATGGTTGTATTAGCAATACTTGGAGTAAATACAACGGATCCA